TTACTTAGTTCTTTATAAGTATTAAAATCACCACCATTATAAATATAAAGGTTATAGATTGATATACAAAGATTTAATGCTTTTTGTTTTTTAGTCTCACTGTTCCATTGTAGTTTTTCAACAGCTTCTTTAATTGTGTCAAGTATTGACTGATTAGTTTTCATATGCTCTATTATTTTTTATGGCTCTCTTTATTTTTACTTGGGTAGAGCAGCAGGGCTAATTACTTCCCTGCAACCCAAGATAAACTACTATGTTAAATAATCTATATACTATATATTATATTCCCAATGTCTCTTTTATTGTTTTTGATAATTATTTTTATATTTATCACTATTTTTATTCATTCTAAATAAGGAATAAAAAACCCTCAACATAGTTAAGGGTTTCTAAAACAAAAATAAAAACTTATCATGTCAAATAAGTTATATTATATATTAAAATATCTTTCTCTCCTAACAAAATAATTGAAAAATAATTGAAAAAATATCAAAAAAAACACATTTATGAGATTGAAACTTTTATATATACTATAAGTTGTTTAGTAATAAACACTATATTATATAAAAATAACAAACTACCATGAAAGATATTATTAGAGAAAAGATTATTGAAACAAACTATTTTTTAACTGCTGCTTTATTAAAAGAAGATGTTAAAGAAATTGACAGACTAAGAGCAGAATTAAATAACTTAATTGAACAATATAAATATCAATTAAAGAAATAATGAGCTGCAATATAACACAAAACTATACCACACCAAGTTATTCTGAATATGAAATGGATAAGTATAGTGAGTATATAGAATATGTAGATGAAGTTGTAAATAATTCTAACATACCAGATTTTGTTAAGAAAGAAATGATAGAGAAAAGAAATTTACATAAAAGAAAAAATAACACATCTTGGTTCTTAGAAGAGTTAGGATATGAATTAAACTTTCAACCATTTAGACAATGGTTATTACAAGAACAAAGAAATAATAAATTAGAACAATTAGGAATTAAATGAAAAATAAAGAAAAATATATAGTAAAGCATTCATGTGGTTCATACCAAATAATGTTATGGGTAAATGGTAAACATAAATACTGTGGTCTATATCCAACTATTGAAGAAGCAATTATTGAAAGAGATAAGGCTATTGAAAAATATGGTATTATAAATACAAGTAGAACTAATGAAAGTCATTATGTTGAAAATAAAGAAATGATGAAAGAAGTGATTATATCAAAAGCAACTGGTATTATAACACCTAAACTATTAGAACAATGTATGAAGATAGTAAAAAATATATCTAAGAAATTTAGATATAAAGATGAAGAAGATAGATATGATTGTGAAGCATATGCTTATGAAATAGTAATAAAGAACTGGTATCATTTTGATGAAGATAGATATGATAATGCATTTGCTTACTATACTGAAATTATTAAAAGAGCATTTGCAATGCAATGGAAGATATTACAAAAAACAAGATTAAAAACCATATCATTAGATTATACATTTGATAATGGTAAATCAATACAAAATTATATATAAATTATGTCAAGACTTAATAAAGAACTTACAGAAAAGAAATTAAAAGATATAGAAAGTGGTTATTTAATCTGTGATACCTGTAATACAAAAAGAGAATTACAATACTTCTCAAGACAAAGATTTGATAATAGATGGTTATATAAGACAAAGAAATGTAAGTTTTGTATAACAGGTAGAGAAGTTAAAGTAAATAAGTTTACACTAACAGGTAAAGTAAACAAACATAAACCAATAAAAGTTAAAAGTAATGTTAGACTATCACCTGAGGTAAAAGAGTTCATTAAAAGAGTTATTTATATGAAAGGTTATATTGACAGTGTAGAAGCATTTAAGTTAGTTCATTACCACATAAATACATTTGGACCTTTAGAAAGACTTATTATAAACATAGAAGAAGAATTGACAATAATGTTTATAGAATTATTAGAAGTATATAAGAGGGGAAAGAAGAAAAATAATATATATACATGTGGATAAACAAGTTATAGATAAAATACAAAACCTAATTGATGATGCAATGAATACAGAAGTATCAAAAGTAACTTGTATTGAATTAAATCACATTAGAGCAAGTTTAGATGGTTACTTTTATGGAGGTTGTCTTTGTAGTTTATCAGAGAGATATACATTCATAAAAAACTATATAGAATGGTTCAATAAAAAAAAATTAAATAAAGATGTCTGACATTAAAGATTTTAGAGCATTTATATTAAGAAAACTAATGAATATACCTGACTTTATAAACACAACCTCATCATTACATTATATCATATGGAACTCATTATCTGATATAAATACTATTATGATGAGACTAATATCAAACTCAGTAATTAGAGAAACTACAATTACTAAATTAGTTGATATAGTAAATGATATATTTGATGATATATATGATATAACACCATATGACTTACAAATAAATATTATTGCTTATTTCTCAACTGTAAGATTATGGTTAGAAAAAATTAGTATTAGATATGAGTTCTTTGAAAGTGCTGCTAACCTAAAAAGATTTGATAGTATATATTACCAAAATAATCAACCAATATAATGGATATAGATGATAAGTGNTACAAGAGATGGTTAAATATGTCAAGAGTTATTACTAACAATAAAGATGCTGATGAACTATTACAAGACCTAATACTAAAAATTATAGAAAATAAAATTGACAATAGTAAAATAAATGATAATTATATTTTTATTAGTTTGAAAAGAAGTTTTATGAATAAGAAAAGAAAACAATCTAATAAAATGAAAAATGAGGTTGAAGAATTTGATGTAGAAGATATTATTGATATATTAGATATAGAAAGTATTATAGATAAAAATATAGAAGACCAACAAAAATTAGATTTAATTGCCACTACTATTTTATCTCTACCATCTTATGATATGAAACTATATCAACTTCATTTCATTTGGGGATTATCACAAAGAGATATAGCCAAGAAAATTGGTGTTTCACATATGACCATAAATATGAGGGTCAATAAAATAAAAGGTATGATACAAAAGAACTATAAAAACAAATATAGTTCATAGTGTTTTTAATTATTATGGCAAGAGGTAAAAAAGAAATAAAATTAGAAGGACCAATAGAAAAATCAGAACAAGATTTAGGTATTGGTGGTTTTGGTGACTTAGTAAAGTCAGTAACAGAAGTATTAGGAATTACTCAGTGTGATGAATGTATTGAAAGACAAAAAAAGTTTAATAAAACATTTCCATTTATTAAAGTAACAAGAGATTTAACATTTGATGAACTACAATTGATGGAAAGAATAAATGCTAAACCAATGATACAAAATGATGATGTAAATTATTTATTTAGAATGTATAATGAAGTATTTAGTTCAAAATTAAAAAGATGTAATTGTCCTCAATTGATTGCAAAGATGATAGATAGAATAAACCTATTCATAAATTAAAGTTGATTTAAGACATTATCTATATAAAGTGATATAAGTATATCAAATAAAAAAGATAATGTCTTAAATAGCTTGAATAAACAAAAATAAATCATAATATAATGGAGAAGAAAGAAAATAGAGGTGGTGCCAGACCTGGTGCAGGAAGACCTAAAAGAGATGAAGAACTTGAAATCATCAATCTATTAGATAAACATATTGATAGAGATGTAGTAGTTCTAAAATTATTAGAGAAGATTAAACAAGGAGATGGTAAGATGATTACATTATATCTTAACTATGTTTATGGTAAACCAACACAAACAATAAATCAAACAACTACATTAAGTGTAAATGATGTTGATATAAGTGAATTGATTTCATTTAAGAAACCTGATAGTGAGAATGAGTAAAGACAGTGATATGAGTAAATGGTTAAATAAGAAATCATTTAACCTTAAAGATGAGTATTATACACCAAAGATTTTAGTTGATGTTATATTAGAGTTTATTAAACCTAATTCAATTATATGGTGTCCATTTGACACTGAAACAAGTGAGTTTGTTATACAATTAAAAGTAGCTGGTCATAATGTAATCTATTCTCACATATGGGAAGGTAAAGACTTCTTTGAATATGAACCTGAACAATATGATTATATTATATCTAATCCACCATTCTCAAGTAAATTAAAAGTATTAGATAGATTATATAAATTAGATAAACCATTTGCAATGGTTCTGGGACTTCCTATTCTAAACTACCAAGAGATAGGTCAGTTCTTCTTAGATAAACCATTACAACTTCTTATAGTTGATAAGAAAGTAAGTTTTGATGGTAACACAGCAAGTTTCAATAATAGTTACTTCTGTAATATGTTTTTACCAAATGATTTAATGTTTAGACATTTAGAACATAACAATAGTGGTAAACATCACATAAAATCAACAATGTATAATGAGTAAAGTTGTATTAAATGAAAAGTATATACCANTATTTAAGTCACCATCAAGGTTCTATGTAATAACAGGAGGAAGAGGTTCATCTAAATCNTTTTCTGTTGCTTATTGGTGNGCTTTAATTTTATTATTTGAGAGAGGACATACTATTCTATTTACAAGATATACTATGAAGTCTGCACATATATCTATTATACCAGAGATAACCTCTAAGATAGAACTTATGGGTCATTTAGATAAGTTTGAGATAACAAAAGATGCAATCATTTCTAAGACTACTNGTTCATCTATTTTATTNAGAGGTATAAGAACATCAAGTGGNGACCAATCTGCTAACCTGAAGTCTCTACAAGGTGTTACAACCTGGATACTTGATGAAGCAGAAGAGTTGATTGATGAAGAAACATTTGATAAGATAAACTTATCTGTTAGACAAAAAGGTAAACAGAANAGAGTTATTATGTTATTAAATCCTTCTACAAAAGCACATTGGATATACAATAAGTTCTTTGANTTAAAAGGTGTTGAACCTGGTTCTAATATAATAAAAGATGATACAACATATATTCATACAACCTATTTAGATAATAAAGAAAATTTAGATATTTCATTTCTAAAAGAACTTGAAAATACAAGATTAAATAATCCACCTAAATATAAACATATTATATTAGGTGGTTGGTTAGATAAAGCAGAAGGTGTTATATTTGATAATTGGGAGATTGGTTCATTTAATGAAGATAGTGATTGGGAATTAGGAGCTGACTTTGGCTGGTCTAATGATGAAAATACATTAGTAAAAGTTTCTATTGATAATAAATTAAAAACTATTTGGTTAAAAGAAGAATTATATGAAACTGGTTTAACTACAACACAACTATCTACTATATTCAAAGAAGTTGCAGGTAATAAACTTATTGTGGCTGATAGTGCAGAAGGAAGACTTATTGAAGAAGTAAGAAGAACAGGTGTGAATATAAAACCTTGTACCAAAGGAGCAGGTTCTGTTAAAGAAGGTATTCTTCTAATGCAAGATTATAAACTAATTATTGACCCATCAAGTATAAATCTAATTAAAGAATTAAATAATTATGTATGGGCTGAGAAAGGTGAGAAACCTATTGATATGTATAATCACTTAATAGATGCTTGTAGATATATTATTAGTCATAGATTAAAGAAACCAAACATACAAAAATATAAAATTAGATAGTTTAGTACCACTTAGTACCACTTGATTTAACTACTTGATAATTAGTGTTATATAATTTAGTACCACAAATATGATATGGTGAGATTATTATAAGAATAGATTAGACTGGTTTAATTGTAAATTATTTACAACCTAAAATAAACAAGAAGAAGTTTAAGTGTTTTTAATTAAATAAAAAAGAGTAACATATGAATGCATTCTACTTAGTAGTTGATTTTTTAAGAAATAGATTAGAAAGTAATCCTAATAACAATACAGTTGTATTTGGAAGAACAGAAGATAAAGACTTATATAAAAAATCAATATACCCACTAACACATATAAACCCTGTATCTGCTCCAATGAGTTCAAGCCAGGTTAGTTACTTCTCATTTGAGATTGCTTGTTTAGACCAAAGAGATATATCAAAATC